ATTTAATCAATGATGTACAAAATGGATTTGCTCCTACTACTATTATTAATTTTAATAACGGTATTCCCGACGAAGAAAAACAAGAGCTAATTTCTAACGATGTTAAGCGTAAGACTTCGGGATCGCAAGGTGTTAAAACTATCGTAGCATTTAACAATGATGAAACGAAGAAAACAACTATTGATTCAGTTCCTTTAAATAATGCTCCTGAACATTATCAATATTTAAGCGAAGAGTCGAGAGGTAAAATTCTTTTAGGTCATGGCGTAACTTCGGGCTTGCTATTTGGTATTCCATCTGCTAACGGATTTAGCTCAAATGCTGATGAATTGAAGAATGCCTTTGTATTATTTGATAATATGATTATCAGACCATTTCAAGAGAATCTTTGCGATATGTTCGATGAGATTTTAGGATTTAATAGTATTAGCTTAGATTTATATTTTAAGACTTTACAGCCATTAGAGTTTACTGATTTATCTCCAGTTATGGATTCAGCTCAAATGGAACAAGAAACTGGAGTAAAACTATCTTCTCATATTGATAAATTAAATGTAGAAGAATTTGGCGAAGAGATTGACTTGTCAGAATGGGAATTGATTGATTCAAGACCAGTAAGTTATGAAGATGAGGCAATGCTTGATGCGGAACTTGAAGCATTAAACAATCCTGAAAAATCTTTGATGTCAAAAGTTTGGGAATTTGTAACTACTGGAGTTGCAAGACCAAATATCAAATCAGAGCAAGATGGAAAATTGTTTATGAGCCGTTATCGATATAGTGGAGATTTGTCTGCTAACTCAAGAGAGTTTTGCCAAAAAATGATTAAGGCAAATAAGTTATATCGTAAAGAAGATATTGAACAAATGAGTGCAAATCCATCTACTAATGGAGCTTGGTCGCCAAAAGGAGAAAATACTTACGATATATTCTTATACAAAGGAGGCGGAGCTTGCCATCATTTTTGGACTCGTGAAACTTATAAACGTTTTACCGATCCAAGAAAAAAAGGAAGTGAAGAAATTACTCCAGCTCAAGCAAGAAAAGCTGGCGAAATTTTACCAACAAATAATATGAAAGTATATCAAAAGCCTATTGATATGCCAAATCAAGGTTTTTTAAATAGATAATAAGCATGGCTCAAGCATTATTTGTAACTCGTGATGATATTGTAAAGTTCACTGCCTTAAATGGCAATGTAGATACTGATAAATTCATTCAATGGGTAAAGGTTGCACAAGATATTCATATTCAAAATTACTTGGGTACGAAGCTTTTTAATAAAATTAATGATGGAATTGTAGCGGGAAACTTAGCTAATCCATATTTAATGCTTTTAAATGTGTATATTAAGCCAATGGTTATACATTGGTCAATGGTTGAATATATGCCATTTGCAGCTTATACTATTGCTAACAAAGGAGTTTATAAGCATGGAAGCGAAAATAGCACCAATGTAGAGAAATCAGAGGTTGACTTTTTAGTTGAAAAGGAAAGAAGTATTGCTCAAAATTATACTCGCAGGTTTATAGACTATATGAGTTTTAATCAATCAAGCTTTCCTGAATACAATACAAATTCAAATGCAGATGTCTATCCCGATAAACAAGCAGACTTCATGGGTTGGTACTTGTAGAGGTAAATACAAGCCCAAAGAAAAGAACGTAAAAAAGTTAGAAATATTTTTAAAAAAAATAAGCAATGAGTCTTAATTTCACACATATAAAAGGAGATACTTTTAATAAAGTAGATTTTGAATTAAAGATTGATTCGGTCGCAGTTAATTTAACTGGCGCAGTAATTAAGATGCAATTGCGCAAGAATGCTATCGATGTATCTCCAGCTTTGTCTTTAACTTCTGTAAGTTCTGCTGGAATTACAATTACAAATGCAACTTCAGGATTGTTTAAAATCAATGAGCAAATCGTTGACATTCCAGTAGATACTTACCAATACGACATTCAAATTACTTTTTCAAGCGGTGTAGTTAAGACTTACATTGCTGGATCGTTCAATATCACTCCTGAAATAACACGATAATTATGTGTGATGAAAACATCGAAATAGGTGTTACGGAAATCACTAATAATATCCTTGTTTCCGCAACTCCGACTGACCAAAAAATTGATATTAATGTAACGGAAACGACTGAAGAAGTTGCAGTAAATGTAACTCCATCAGTTGTAGAAGTTAACATTGATGTTACTCAAGAGCTAATTACGGAAATCGTAACAATAGATGCCAATACTTGCGTTAATATCGTAGATGTTGCAGTTACGGATGCAAGCGATAATGTTACATTAAATATTACTCCAAGCATCGTTGAGGTAAACATTAATAGAGGAGGCGGAAGTGGCTCTTCTGAATGGGGAGCAATTACTGGTACATTATCAGACCAAACAGATTTACAAAGTGCTATAGATGCAAAGCAAGATGCATTAGGTTATACTCCAGTACCAAGCACAAGAACTATCACAATTAATGGAGTTACTTACGACTTATCAGCGAATAGAAGTTGGACAGTTGCGGGAGGATTAAGTGGTAGCGGGACAACTGGATATTTGACTAAATGGACTGGCTCTTCAGCTTTAGGAAATAGCATTGCCTATGAGGATGCTGGCAACTTCTTAATTGGTACTACTTCAAGCTTATACAAGCTTACGGTAAATACTGCTTCGGGTGTTAACTTTGGAGTTGGTAAGACTTCGTTATTTGGGACAAACGATGCGGTATTCCTTAATTCGGTAAATGATAGTTATACATCTATACCTTTGACAATCAATGCTTCTCATATTGGATTATATATCGGATATAGCGAGAAGCTAAGAATTAATGCTTTAGGTAATGTATTAATTGGAACAACTACTGGAGTTACTGGCGGAGGCTTATTGCAAGTTAATGGCATTATTAATTCAGGAGAATACGGGTTACTTGGTGGTTATGTAGGATTAGATACAACTCCGACAACTACTCCATCAACAGCGGGAACTTTATCTTGGAACGATACGGACGGAACAGCTGACCTAAAACTTAAAGGAGGAAATGTAACGCTACAAATTGGACAAGAAGAAGTTGTTCGAGTAGTAAATAAAACTGGAGCAACATTAAATGAAGCAGATTTTAGAGCCGTAAGAGTTAGAAGCGTATCAGAGGGAGGCGCACAAGGTCAAAGACTTGCAGTAGTTTTAGCGCAAGGAGATAGTGATGCAGATTCAGCAACAACAATTGGATTGGTTACTGAAAGTATTAGCAATAACCAAGAGGGTTTTATTACTACTTTTGGAAACGTTAGTGAAATAGATACAACTGGAGCTAAATCTTGGGGTGGAGCTGAAACTTGGGTTGATGGAGATATGCTTTATTTATCTCCAACGCATGCTGGATATTTAACAAAAGTAAAACCAGTTGCTCCGCAACACATGGTTATTGTTGGCTATGTAGTTTATGCTCATGCTGTACATGGCAAAATCTTTGTTAAAGTTGACAATGGCTATGAGTTAGATGAATTGCACAATGTGTTAATTACTTCGCCAAGCAATGGACAAGCATTAGTTTACGATTCTACTAATGCTTTATGGAAGAATCAAAATATTACAGCTGGTTTATCAGGTAGTGGTACTACAAATTATATACCTAAATGGTCAAGTAGTTCAGCTTTGACTAATAGCTTATTATTTGACAATGGTACAAATGTAGGTATAAATACTAATGCGCCAAGTACTTTATTTCACACATATTATAATACTACTGGTACTACTTACACGGATATAGCTTTATTCGGTAGAAGTGGTGGTAGAGGATTATATATTGGTGGTAATGGATATGGTTTTTCTTTAAATGCGGATGCAAGCGGAGCTGATTGGGGAATAAGAACGGATTGGGATAGTGGGTATATGAAGTTTCACTATGGAGCATCTGAAAAAATGCGCATAAATAGTAGTGGAAATGTTGGTATTGGCTTAACAAATCCATCTTATAAACTTGATGTTTCAGGCGATGTTAATATTACTGGTACTTATCGAGTTAATGGAGTAGCGATTGGAGGAGGAAGTGGAACGGTAACTTCAGTGGCTGCTTCAGTTCCTACTGGTTTTTCAATAAGTGGATCGCCAATTACAACTTCAGGAACTTTAGCAATAACTTTTTCAGCGGGATATTCATTACCAACTTTAGCAAGTCAGACAAATTGGGATACTGCATACACAAATAGAATAACAAGCGCAAGTTCTCCATTATCAATTACTTCAAACGTAATTTCAATAAGTCAAGCTACTACATCAACAAATGGATATTTAAGCTCTACTGATTGGAATACATTTAACGGAAAGCAAGCAGCATTAACTAATCCAGTAACTGGTACTGGAACAAGCGGATATTTAGCTAAATGGAATAGTAGTTCTTCAATTAACGGCTCTATTATTTATGACAATGGAACAAATGTAGGAATTGGAACTACTTCTTCTTTGACATATAAGTTAAATGTTAATGGAGAGATTTTTGCTTGGAATTTATGGACACAAGAATCTGCTTGGACTATTGGAACTTCATCGGCTTCAGCTTCAATTACAGGGTTTGGTACAACAGGATATGCTGGAACTACAAATACATTAATTTTTAATGTAAATGCTTCTGAACGAATGCGAATAAACTCAAGCGGAAATGTAGGAATTGGAACTTCATCTCCTACTGCAATGGGTTCATATAAAATACTTGAAGTACAAAATGCAACTGGTGGTATATTAAGATTAACTAATACCTCAGCACAAGGAGGATATATTGCTGGTAATGGAGGTGGATTAACTTATGATACTTTAGGCTCATTTCCTCATATATTCTACACAAATGGAACTGAAAGATTAAAAATAAATAATGATGGTAATTTAATTTTACCTTGGTTAAATCAAATGACTCAAATTATGAATTATGATAATTCATATAGAATGGGAACATTATATCAAGCTAATAACAGATTATTAACTTTTTTTTCTACTGCAAATGATGGGAATCCATCAATAACATTTAATACAAGATTAGGTGCTGGGGCAAGTTCAACTGATTATGGAACTGAAAAGATGAGAATTACATCTGGAGGTTTAGTTGCTATAAATAATACATCTGCATTTAGTAATGAAAAATTAAGGATAACTGGTAGCTCTAACATTTGGGGTATAGCAATATTTGAAAATAACCAAAACCAAGCAGATGTTAACCATGGAGTTATTAATATTGTTAATACTCGAACTACTTATGCAATTGGTAATGATGCTTCAATAATGTTTAGTGCATATAATTCAACATTAAGTATGCAGCCAAGAGCTTCGATAGGGATGAAAGTTTCATCTGATTTGGGCGGTGAATTAGTTTTTAATACGAGAAATAATTCAGGTTATGGAGAAAGAATGCGAATAAAAGAAAATGGTATAATAAATTTTGCAAATGTTCCTACTTCATCTGCTGGATTATCAAGTGGAGATATTTATAAAATTGGTGGAGCTTTAATGATAGTTTAATTATTATATTTGCTTAAACAAACACAAAATAAAATGAAAAAGTATTCCGATTTATTAAGATTAGTTCAAATCTTAAATGCTGTTGGGCAACAAGCTAACACTAAAGCTCAAAAGAAACTTGCTAAAATTGGCGAATTGATCCAAGTACATTTAGACGATTTCAATGATAAAAAAGATGAGATTCGTTTAGATGCTGCAGCAGTAGATAAAGATGGAAACATAATTCAAAACGAAAAAGGAGATTATTCGTTTAATAAAGAGGGAGTTAAGAAGCTTAATCAAGCAATGAAAGAATTACTTGATAGCGAATTAGTATTTACTCCTATTCAAGTTTCATTCCCTGATGGATTAGAAGATTATACTTTTCTTGAGGGATGGGTTAAAGGTGTTAAATTTAATAAAGTAGAACAAGAAGAAATCGAATTGTAATGGTAGAATTTAAATGGATTGTAGTACAGCTTGACACAAAGCCTCAAGAAAACGGGCTTCAAGATGTCGTTTCATTAATTCACTGGAGAAGAAACGCTTCAGATGGAACTTATATTGCTGAATCATACGGAACTATGCCATGCGAAACTCCAAGTGCTACAGACTTTACTGCTTATCCTGATTTAACTCAAGCACAAGTTGAATCTTGGCTTGATGCTGGACTTGATGTATTTACAATTGATAATGGATTAGTTAATGATATTGACAATCAAAAAAATCCTCCTATTGTTACACTTCCATTACCTTGGCTAACTACTGAATCATAATGAATTTTGACGATATAATTGTCCCATCTATTACTGGAGCTATCGGAGCTTTTGTTACTTGGCTTGCTGGAAGAAAAAAAGAGAATGTTGAAGTGCAAGGCAGCGAAATAACAAATACACAAGAAGCTATAAAAATATGGAGAGAGATGGCGCAAGAGATGTCAGATAAAGTAAAGGATTTAAGCGATAAAGTAGATGCATTAACTCAAGAAGTTCACAGCTTAAGAAGTGAGAATGCTGATTTAAAATTAAAATTAGGACTTGATGAAAGTAAACCAAATCGGAGTAAAAGGATTAAACCTGATAAAGAAGTATGAGGGATTTCAAGCAGCTCCTTATAAATGTCCCGCTGGCATACCTACTATTGGATATGGTGCTACTTATTATCCTGATGGCACAAAAGTAAAATTAACTGATAAACCAGTTACTCAAAGGGAAGCTGATACAATGCTCTTAAATATGCTAAAACATTACGAGCAAGGTGTTAATTCATTCACGACTGATAAAGTTAATCAGAATCAATTTGATGCGCTTGTAAGCATAGCATATAATATAGGCTTGCAAGCATTAAAAGGAAGCACATTAATCCGCAAAGTAAATCTCGATCCAAACGATAAAACTATTAAGAATGAGTTTATGCGTTGGACTAAAGCAAATGGCAGAGTAATGGATGGGTTATTAAATCGTAGAAAAGAAGAAGCGGAGC